ATTACACTCTTTTTCGTTTACAAATCATTTTTTCCTTTTTGTCTTCTCCGCTTGTAAATTTATTTCTGACCAAATATATTAGATTATTCACATTGGATATAAATATCCAATATTGAAAACGTAGTTTCAATGTGAAATTATTCCCTGTATTATATTTGGAGCTTATAGCATATGTTAATTAAATATTTAAAATTAATTATATTAGCTCTTTTATATATGAAATTAATACTACACAATCTTTAAATATTTGTAATCCAGTATGTGTATTATCAAATGGTATTGATACAATACTTGACCAGCTACGCTCAATATAGTGCGCTGCTTCTGGATCTTTAGATGAAACCTCATTTAATAAATTTATATAAAAACTTTTTGTACGTTTTATAATATCCTCATTTAAAGCGGCAAAAATACCAGTAAATGATATTGATTTAATAGGTTCATTATTAAATCTTTTTTCAAACCATTTGCCATACGGACGTATTTCTGCTGGTGTAGTTTTTGTATTTGTATTATGGGTACGATTGTTTTTATTAGTAAAAATATAGCTATCAACAACTATATTTTTTTGTTGTTCTATAAAATTTTGCGAGGAAAACCCACATGATGTTGATTGGGGTTTATTTATTAAAACATTAATAATTTGTATCATTTGATATCGTTTATAAAATCGTGTCCATGCTGTCCCAGGTAGAAATAATGTACAATTATACATATTATTATAATTATGTATTATATGATATAAATATGTATGGGCCTCATATCCTATATTTGGTAAATTTATAATAGAACAATTTGTAATATTTAATACTTTTTCTGAACCCTTATTATATATGAATATATGATTATATAAATTATTTGGTATATATCTAATCCAACTTATATCTTCTTCATATACTGATATAACAATATCACATACTGGTTTATTATTTTCAGTAGTATTAAAATTCATAAGTTTATTATATATTATAATACAAACTAATACAAGTACAATAAATATAACTAATATTATATTATTAAATTTATTTTTATTTTTACTCGCCATCCTATTGTGTATATTTATTATTTTAATATTATTCTAATAGCTTTATTTTATATTAAGTATAAAATATGCCGGAAGTCTATTAGTCTATTAGCTATGTGTATTATTAAAAACTTTCAATATATATCTCATAATTCTTTAACGTATATCTAAAGTATTCAATACTATTTAAATTTTAAACATATAATAGATGGAAAAATATGAGAGTTGCTATACATTTAAAAAAATTACATATACGGATGGATTATTTAATAAAAGTATAGATGCCACTTATATAATACATTTAGATGGAAATGGTAGATTAGACAGTATTAATAAACAACTTTCTGATTACCATATAACAAACACAGTTTATATTTTATTTAATAAGGGATTTAAAAAATGTAAGAAAGAATTAAAATTACAACGTAGTGATTATGATCTTATAGACGCAAATATAGAAATTTTTAATCATTCTAAAAAAAATAATTATTCAAATATACTAATACTCGAAGATGATTTTATATTTAATAAGCATATAAAATCATCTATACACATAAATAATATAAATAATTATTTAATAAAAAATTCTCATGCTAAGTTTGTATATCATCTGGGAGCTATACCATTTTTTGTAATACCACACAACTTATACACATATAAATCAATATGCTTTGCCACGCATGCAACTGTATTCACAAAAAAATCACAAGATTATATTATTGAATATTTTTCTAAAAAATATATAGATGACTGGGATATTTTTATATTAAAACATATACCAAGATATATATATTATAGACCACTCTGCTATCAAACAATACCTGAAACTGAAAATAAATCAAATTGGTCTTTGCCGCCAATACTAGCAGATATTAATACTAAAATTATCAAACTTTTAAATCTTAATAATGAAGTTGAACCAGGTACAACATATATTTATATGTTTGCAAAAATTGTTTCAATAATTACATTTATTTTTATAATATTTATTATTTATATACTGTTATCATATTTAAAGATATTTAAACAATACACAAAGGTATTTAAATCTCATCGTTTAAAATGATAGAATGATTTTTGTATAGATTTAAATATTGATTTATATTTTATTGATAATAATAACTTAAATATAAAATATATAATAAATATTAATATTAACCCTATAATAAAACAAATAATATTTAAATATTTATAACATATACTTGTACCTGGTTCAGGCTGCTTATCTAATTTAAGTATTTTAGAAAAAAATAGTAACACATCAGACATAACCCAGTTTTTACTATTATTAGTAATAGGGAATAGTTGATAGCATAGGGGTTTATAATACATATACCATTTGATATTAAACATAATATAAACTTCTGGATTATTACTCGCCCTATTTAAATTTTTTATTATATTTTTTTGTGCCTTATTTGAATATACAGTAGCATGTAATGCACCACCGAGTATAATACGTTTTGTATATTTATCATATGAATAATTTAGTACTGGTATCATACCCAAACTATAGACGAATTCCTCATCTTTATGATCATTAATAAATTTATTAATATGCAGGGCATGCTCAGTATTTTTAATTTCCGGATTAAATATAAAATCATCCTCTAAAATAAGAACATTTGAAAAATTATTTTGCTCAGCATGTTTAAAAATTTTAGTATAACAATATACTATATCATATACTTCTGATTGGTTCTCTATATTTTTTTTACATTTTTTAAATCCCTTATCATATACAATATAAATTATGTTTGTAGGATGGCAAATTTTTAGTTGATTTTTAATAGTATCTAAACGTCCATTCCCTTCTAGATGCATAACATATGTAGCATCTATACTTTTATTAAATACACCGTCATTATATTCATTTAATTCAAATGTGTAACATTTATTATCATCCATGCTATTAATATTCTAGATTTTATCTATGCTCAACAAGCATCAGAGCTATTTAAATATATCGATACCACCAAGTACTTAATTTAAGTAATTGGCTCTGACGGCTAGAAAGAAAAGTTATAGTGACTCCAATGACATAAGGCTACACCGTGGCCTTATCAATGTGGATTCTTGAGGATAAAAAACTTTGTCTTTTATCCGATTGTTAAGCCTTCAGCTTAACCAACTTTACTAGTAAATGTTAGACAACCTATTGATTCTGACTCAGATAATATGCAAATTCTTTTTCTTCAAATCTTCCTAAAAAATCCGGAAGACTATTCTAAATGGCCAAGTGGCATACTGCATGTATAATTCTTTTATCAGCTATATTTCTACCAATTATTAGGATGTGTCATTTTTGGAATTAGTCTATGTATTAATATGTATTATTTATAAAGTATAATATACATCATTATTAAAAATATTAGAGCGTGTATAAATATTGATTTAATATCTGGCGTATATATGAATAATGATTTTACTTCACTAAAATCAGTTTTTTTAGATAAATAATATATGGTTAATGGAATAATTAATATTATATAAATGTATAGATACATTTTTTTAAAGAATGTATTTGAAAGTAAAAGAAAATAAAATGCAGATATTTCAAAGGCAATAATGCCATATGAGCTATAGCTATTCATAAAAGGGTTTACTTGTATTTCCTTTTCTCTAATATCTGTATTCATAATACGACCTACTGCAGCTGATGTAAGAATAAGTACAATTATTATTTCAAAATAATTTGATTTTTTCATTCTACTACTACTATATCTAATAAATTATATATTCCCCATATAGGTATTTAAATGAAACTTCCAAATATATTCTATAATTCTGTATTTATTACAATGATGGTACTATTGATTATAGGATTAGGTAGTTTTGGAGCATATTTTATATATCGCACAACATATTATGTAAATTATCTTAACAATTGTCCTAAAGATAACTCGAACACGTTTTGTTATATAAAAGTATTTGATCTTCCACTTCCTAAAGAATTTGTTGCCCCCCTTCTCCTAATTTCTAAAGAGGAGGGAAAGCGTATTGAAATTATTAAAAAGCGTCAAAAGGCAATTCCTCTAGGCAAGATTAATGAAAGATTTCCGGAAGTTATAGAATGGTATAAGCATCTTCCT